GGTCGCAAACAGAAGTTATACGCGGCATTAGAGTAAGTACGGCTAAAACCAAAGTACAAAGAATTAAAGGCGTTACATTTGGTGTAACTGCAATAGCCGTCATAAATAAATCTGTACCAGGTATAATTTATGAATTAGCAGGTTTTGGATCATCAAGATCACGCGGTAGAACTAGGCGCGTAAGTCGTAATCCAAATGCAAGTGAAGCATTTATCGGTAAATTGCAGGGTACTGCCAATGGTGGTTACAGAGAAAAAAGATTGATTTATAGGGCATCTCAACAATTAGGTGGCCAAGTAAATGATAATCTATACGGAGTATTAAAAAAATATCTAGGCAAAGAATTTAGAGGTTAATCATGGCATTGAGTCAATATGTAGCGATTAACTTTTTAACTAAGTTTGATAAAAAAGGTTTAGAGCGTGCCACTAAAGAGCTAAAAGGTTTTGACAAACTAGTAGCTACTGGCACATTTAGATTAAAAACTTTTGCTAAAGCCGGCGCAATTGCGGCCGCAGCCGGTTTGACTATTTTTGCTAAACGATCAATTGAAGCGGCTTTAGCTCAAGAAAAATTAGATAAGCAATTACAATTATCTTTAAGAAGCCTAGACGAAGAATTTAGATTCCCTGAAATTAAGGGGTTTTTAGATACTTTAGAACGCGCTACAAATGTTACTGGCGAACAGCTAGTACCTGCATTTAGAAAATTGGTAACTCAAACCGGAGATTTACAATCAGCACAATTTTTATTAAGCACAGCCTTAGATACAGCCGCTGGCACAGGTGTAGATTTAAACACTGTTTTAGATGCCATAAATAAAGCCGCAATAGGCAATTACAAATCAATAGTATCGTTAGGTATTGGATTTACCACGGCAGAGGCAAAAGCAGCTGGATTTACTAAAATTATTCAAAGCCTTGATAAGTATCAGGGTGCGGCAGAAAAACAAACCAAAACATTTTCAGGTCAATTAGAGTCATTTCAAATAAGCGCGGGTAAAGCTACTGAAACTTTAGGTTTAGGATTTTTAACCGCAGGCGCATACATAACCGGCGCACAAGGTAAATTAGATGTTTTTGGTGCAACCCTTGAAACTACTGCCACACAATTTTCAGATATTTTAGTTGGATCAGCAAAATCATTTGGCGATAAAGGTTTAGGTGGTTATTTAGATTTAGCGTTAGTCGCACTAGAAGGTTTAGTTGGCGAATCAGTAACCCTACAAAAATTGGAAAAAGAAGGCATTAAAATAAGAGAACAGCGCATACTGCAAGAACGCGGCTATTTAGGTTTATCACAATTAACTATTGATGCGCTAGAACAACAAAGATTATATTGCAAAAAAGAATTAACCACAGAACAAATTTTGCAAAAAATACAAAAAGATATTTTGGCTAGAGAAAAGAAATTGACCAAAGAAAAAAAATTACAAAGAACATTTGATGAAAAGAAAACCCAATTAGAAGGTATGTTTGACCTAGAAAAAATAAACCTACAAGCTGCATTGAGTAGAAAATTATCAGGCGAAGATCAAATCCGCGTAGAGATACTTAAGAAGTTGGCAGAGGGTACAGCCGAAGCAATTGATGAAGCGGCTAGATATGCAGACGTATTAAAGGTAATTGAAGATGGTCAAATCACAACTGAAGAAGTTGAAATGCTGGCTGAAAAATGGGGAATAACTGGGCTTGAAGTTATATTGTATTTAAAACTTTTATTTGACTCTAATGAAGAATTAAGAAAAATGTTAGGGTTATTAGATGAAATTGGCAAAAAGGCCAAAGGCATTAGTTTTAGATTTGATCCGGCAAGATTTAGAATGGGTGAAGAAAAAGATAGAATTGGCGAGCCTGAATTACCTGAAAGTGATGAGCAAGAAAGACTAAGAAGATTTCGTGAATTAGGTGCGCCTGAATTTGCATTAGGTGGCATTGTTACTAGACCCACCGCCGCCATAATTGGTGAGGCTGGGGCTGAGGCAGTAATTCCATTAGATCAGATGGGTAGTATGGGTGGTAGCGTAAATATCAATGTTGCCGGATCAATTATTTCCGAAGGTGAATTACAATCAGTAATCCAAAATGTTTTATACAACATGAACCGAGCAGGATCGGTAAGTCAATTAACTAACTTAGGTAGATAATGTCAGCTGCTAATTTAAGTGTTGAAATAGATTTTTCCAATGGTGCAACATTTGATCCGGCATTAGTTTTAGATGATCCGGCAACCCCATTAGATAAAGCGGTGTTAGGCACAGATGTTTCAGATGTAATTGACATAACACCCTTTATGACACAATCTTTTATTAAACGCGCATTTAATAGATCGGCAGATTCCTTTGTGGGTGGCAATGCAAGAATTGTTTTTGTAGATCAAACAGGTGAGTTTAACCCAGCCAATACATCTTCACCTTTATTTGGCAAAATTAGGCCAATGCGTAAAATTAGATTTAGGGCAGAATTTTTAGGTGTTACCTATAACTTAGGATCATTTTATATTCAACAATGGGACTACCAAAGCCCTACCGGATTTGATCCGGCTTATGTAACTTTAAATTGTGTAGATGGATTCCAACTATTAAATTTATCAACTTTAACTACTGTTACAGGTGGCGTAGCAGGTCAAACAACCGCACAAAGAATTACGAGTTTATTAGATGCCGGCGATTGGCCAGGCGGTATGAGAGAGATTTCTACAACTGCAACTACAACTGTCCAAGCTGATACCGGCGCATCTAGATCATTATTATCAGCCTGTCAAACAGTAGAACAAACTGAGTTAGGTGCTTTTTTTGTTAATGAATTAGGATTTGTAGAATTTTTATCTAGGGCAGATATTGTCACATTATCAGGTGGTACACCTACATTGTTTAGTGATCAAATAGGGTCAGGTGATATTACCTATCAGGCAGTCCAATTTGATATTTCAGATGAACAAATGATTAACCAGGTTGCAGTAACACGCACCGGCGGTATTACGCAAGTTGCCAGTGATGCGGCATCAATAAATGATTACTTTAAACATAGCAGGGTAAGAAGCGGCATTATGGAAACCGATTTAGAAGCTGAAAATCAAGCATTAACAATTATTGCTTCCCGAAAAGAGCAGGGTGTTAATATCCAGTTGAACTCACTTAAAGTAGATGCCTTTGGTACAGATGACCCATCAAGAACAGTTGCCGCTTTAAATTTGGATGTTTTTGACCCAATACAGGTAACTCAAACATTTCCTAATGGCAATGTGGTATCAGATACCCTAATTGGTGGGGTGGAGTATCAGATAACCCCTAGAAGTTTTATGGTGACTTTTTCATGCGCCCAACCCTTTGCGGTGGGTTTTTTGCTAGACTCTAGCGTTGATGGAATTTTAGATGAAGATTTTATTACTTATTAGGAGTGTGTAGATGGCAACCTTTGTAACCGGTCAAGTCTTAACGGCGGCTCAAATGAACAGCATCGCCAATCTTACTGTTAGGGGTGTATCAACAACCAGCGATACCTTTGTCCTTGCGGATGCTGATAATAAATTGATTACTTATTCAAATACAGGTACTACAACAATTACAATACCACCAGAGAGTTCAGTGGCCTTCACAACTGGATCAGTAATAAATGTTATTAAAATTGGTGCAGCTGGCACTGTAAGCATTATTCAAGGTGCTGGCGTAACTGTTGCATCTGCCGGCGCAACATCAACAAATCCAACAATAACAACTACTTTTGCAGCCGCAAGTTGTATCAAAGTTGGTGCAGATAGTTGGTATGTGGTAGGCCGAATAGCCTAATATGTCAAGCACAATTTTAGGGATCATTGCTAGTAGTGGTAGTGCAGCACCAGTTGTATTTCCTATTATTGTTGCACACGATACTACACCATTTGTTAGTGCCTACCCTTGGTCACCTGGCTTTGGTACAAAGTATGCAAACCCAGCATCATTGCCGCCTGGTAATGGTAGGGCAGTAGATTTTAATTTAGATGGTACAAATTTAGCAATGGCAAGTGCAACAACGCCATTTATTGTGGGTTATTCTTGGTCAACAGGCTTTGGTAGTAAATATGCTAATCCTGCAACATTGCCAGCTGGTCAGGGTACTGATATTCATATTAGTAAAAATGGTGCATCAGTAGTTATATCACATTTAACTACACCAAGAGTTAGTGCTTATCCATGGTCAGCAAGTGGTATTGGTACGAAGTATGCTAATCCTGCAACATTACCCGTAGATGATTCTTTAACCGCACAGTTTAGTCCGGATAATGCTTATGTTGCCGTTGGTTTTAGTACATCACCTAGAATACATGTTTATCCTTGGTCACCTGGCTTTGGTACAAAATTGGCTAATCCTGCAACATTGCCTGTTGATAGTGTTACAGGTGTTGAATGGAGTCCTAATAATTCATCAATTGCAGTATCTGTTAGTGGCCTTACACCTTATCAGGCCGCCTATCCTTGGTCGGCAGGCTTTGGCACAAAATATGCTGATCCAGCCACACTTCCAGCCGGCAATGCTAATGCTATTTCATTTATTTCTGATAGTTCAGCAATTGCTTTTGCACACGAAACTTCACCATTCATAACCGCCTATCCTTGGTCACCTGGTTATGGTACAAAGTATGCAAATCCAGGCACGCTTCCTACCGGTATTGGTAGAGATCTTGAGTTTAGTAATAATGGCGCATCAATCGCTGTTGTTCACGAAACTTCACCATTTGTAACTGCATATCCTTGGTCGGCAGGATTTGGCACTAAGTATGCAAACCCAGCCACACTTCCTACTGGCAGAGGTTTTGGCGTTTTTCTATAATATAACTACTAACAAAGGAATAAATAAATGACAGATGCACCTATCACGCCGCTTCAAGCAAGAATTGATGAAGTAGCACAATATGAAAAAAACATTGCATTGTATAAATCAATGTTGAACAATCTACCAACTGAGTGGCCATCACGACTAGAGCAATACAAAGGTGTCACCGATAAACATGCTGTAATTGGAAAGATTGCGGATTTAGATGATGTTGAGTTATTGTCTGATTTATGGGCGGCAGAAGATTGTGCCAAAGCAATTAGAACTGAAACTTTAGAAAAGCGCAAAGCTGAGGCAATTTTAACAGTTCTAAAAGCATCTAAATAACTTTGTATGTATGGCAAAAATTATAGAACTCACTAGCCCTAATGGATGGCCGGCTAGTGAGGATCGTAAGGCATTGGGCATTGAAACTTTTACAGTGCCAGGCACAAAGATTAGGTTCGCATGTGCCAAAGCCGTTGCACCAATCCTGGTAAGTTTTGCTAAAGATTTCCATGAGTTAGTTGAGCCAATAGATCAAGGCCAACTAGATGATTGGGGTTACGCCTTTAGACAAACCCGGGGATCAGATAAAATTTTAAGTAATCACGCATCCGGCACAGCCATAGATTTAAATGCAATTAAGCATCCTTTGGGCAAGTCAAATACATTTAATAAGGATCAGCGTAATACAATTAACCTGCTAATAACTAAATATGGTTTGACCTGGGGCGGTAATTACAAAAGGCGTAAAGATGATATGCACTTTGAAATTGCGTTAAATCAAAATGAGGTTAAACAAAAAATAAAACAGTTAGGATTAAAATGAAATTAGATGTAAAGAAAAAAGAGATTATTAAGTCTTATCTAAGAAGCGTTGCCGCCGCATCTATTACAACTGCATTAGCCTTAATTGCAGATTGGAACGCTGAATATGCGATTTTGGCAGGTGCTTTAGTTGCACCTTTGGCACGCTATTTTGATCCTAAAGATGACAAGTTTGGCATCAATAGTAAATGACCATGAATGACATCCTTGCACTAGCGGTATCAACTGTAACAATTGTTGGTTCGCTAGTGGCATCAGTGCGTTGGCTGACTAAACACTATCTAAGTGAGTTGAAGCCTGATAATAATGGCCGACATAATTTAGAAGGCAGAGTGTCGCGCATAGAAGAAAAAATAGACACGCTTTACGAAATACTGATTTCCAAGAATTAGTCAGCCCTATCCCCTACCCTATGGCCATGAAGATGTGCGTGGTTGTACCCAGTAGGGGCAGGCCTGAAAATGCGGATCGGCTGGCCAAAGCCTTTATAGATACTAATACGGAAGCTGATTTGTATTTTATTGTAGATAATGATGATCCGAGTTGGGTGGAATACACAAACCATGACCGATACAAAGTTTTACCAGCGGATAATAAAACAGGTGGTTGCGCCGCTTCTCTTAATACCGGTGCGGTTTATTTGTTGGATATTACTAAGTTTCCTTTTTACGATTATTTTGTTTTCATGGGTGATGATCACCTACCTAGAACCGAAGGCTGGGATAAAGCCTTTATGGAAGCGTTAGGCCATAACACAGGTATTGTTTATGGTGATGATTTATTGCAAGGGGCTAACTTGCCAACAGCCTTTGGCATGAGCCGTGATTTAGTTGATGAGCTACGCGGTATGACATTCCCAGGTTGCATACATTTATTTTTTGATAACTTTGTAAAGCAATTAGGATTAGATTTAAATTATTTAAAGTTTTTACCTAATGTAATTATTGAACACCTACACCCAGTAGCAGGCAAGGCTGAAATGGATGAAGGTTATGCCCGGGTTAATCAACCTAAGTGGTATGAACAGGATTTACTTATATTGCAAAAATACCTAGCAAGCGCGGAGTATGCAGAGTTGGTCAGAAAATATAGATGAATATATTGATCACTGGGTCACATGGCTTTGTAGGCCGTGCCTTTAGGCGTGCGCTACCTTATGCCAATTTAACCTTAGTTGATTTAAAGCAAGGCGTTGATTGCCGTAAGTTCTTTCAGCTAGAAAAAAAACAATATGATTTAGTAATACATCTAGCCGCTTTAGTTGGTGGCCGTATGGTCATAGAAAATGAACCATTATCACTAGCTGTTGATCTTGCCATTGATGCTGAGTTTGCTACCTGGGCTATGCGAACCGAACAGCCTTATGTTGTGTACTTCTCATCATCTGCCGCCTATCCAATTGAGTTACAAACCCTGGCAAAGAAGAAGAAGTTAAAAGAGAAGGATATAAATTTCAACAAAATAGGTAAGCCGGATATGACCTATGGCTGGACAAAACTCACCGGTGAAATGCTTATGAATTACTTGCGCGAAGAAGGCACAAAGGTATTGACCCTTAGACCATTTAGCGGTTATGGCACTGATCAAGATTTAGATTATCCTTTCCCATCAATTATTCAGCGTGCCATAATGAACTCAAATCCATTTAACATTTGGGGTAAGGCAACTACTACTAGGGATTTTATACACATTGATGATGTGGTAGATGCAACAATTGAAATGGTTAAAAATGAGTGTAATCAAACAGTTAATCTATGCACTGGTAGGCCTACCACCTTTTTAGAGTTAGCAAAAATAGCAATGAGTACCCTGGGATATGAAAAGACATCTGCCAATAGATTCAAGATATTGACCGATAAACCGGCAGGTGTGGCCTATCGGGTAGGTGATCCAACAATGATGAGCGATTACTACACGCCAAAAATAAGTCTTGAAGAAGGCGTTGAGCGTGCTATTCGCGGATTAGTATGATCTAAAATTAGGCATACTATGACCCCAAAAAAACCCCGCAAAGTTACAAAGCGCAAACGCCGTACACCTGGTAAAGCTGATGCGTTAAACAAATTAGAAAATCATTACATCACATTAAATGAAATGTACAGGGCGGCCAAAGCCGCCGGCTTTAGTAGTGAAGTTGCATTTTGGTTAATTACAGAACCAGGTGCATCACTACCTGATTGGGTCAATCCGAATAATAAACCAACTGAGATCATTCCCCGAATTGATCCAACAGAAGATGAGGATGATGATTAAGCGCGATAAAACATTTAACGCAAGGTACTTAGTGGTGTCAGACTTGCAAGTACCATTTGAATTTACAGAAGCCGTAATCAATCTAAAAAAATTGGTTAATACTTTTAAGTTTGATCTAGTACTTAACACTGGTGATGAAATGGATTTCAATACCATCAGTAGATTTAGTGAAGGCCGGGCGGAATCCTTTATGCAAACACTTGATGCAGA